ACTTGCACGATAAAGTGATGAGTGATGGCTAACATTGGCCACGATGAATACCCTCCCATTGGTTGACCACAATTATAGGTTACGGCTGCTGGAACAGCGCCGTCCGAAAATTTGGCCGCACTTTGGGGTAACACATATTCTCTGTTTACAAGAATATCTGCCCAAGCTTTTGCTTCCACCATATCAAATCCAAAAACGGATGAGATTAATGGTATCTGTAAAGCTATTGGTAATCTATCAGTAGCTGCAGAAAGATCCATAGAGAATAAGCCATATGATTTATTAGTCATATGAGCCCAAGCTCTTTTCAAAGGTTTCAATTGGTTGAATGTACCATCAATATCGGGATATCTAGAAATAATTCTGAAAATCCCTTTATGAAATGGGTATAAACACCATTGTGACCACGGATCTATCATAGCAAAGACTCTCACTTTACCTGCTGCTTCCAATTTCAATCCTAGTTTCCCGGTAGGAATACCTTTGGAAACCCACACCATTTCTGTACCAACGTAATCTGGATCTGTTCTGACTCTTCCTATCATTTCATTCGGATGAATTATTCCGTCTGAAACAGTTAATTTGTTCAAAGTTGCTAAATCGTTAACTTGTTTATCAGTTAATGATCTCGCAGCTCTTAATAAATTAGTAGGGTGAGAACCAGGCCAGATACCAGAACTAGAAGGAGAAGAGGTGGATATTGGAAAGTATGAAAATCTTCCTTTTAACCAAGCTCTAAACCCTCCTTTCGGTTGTACAGGTGCGACAAATAATTTATGAAATCTCGGGATTAACCCGATCATCATAGATAACGTCCCACTTTTGGCTGTGGATGGATTAGTGATAGTAGATAATTTCAATTTTCCTTTAAAGGATAAATCTCTGTAAATAGAAAGCATTGTTAATGCAAATCTAACAAAGATAGCCGAATGGCTTTGAATTTTTCTTCTAAAACTTGTTGGAAACACTCTTGGAATACCGGATCTAGTTCTTGATACTCTTGGTTCATTAGGAGAATCTCCTATGTGACCCGTTATATTTTGTTGTAAACAAACATAACATACTTTTAAGTATAAGACAAGACCTCTGATCCCTTGAGAAGCAGCAATTTTGCTGAAGTTAGCTAAGGTGATTTTTAAATCACTAACTAACCCTTTCGTAGTTGTCCCGCCCAAGGCAGCATATATTCTAATGAATATAGCTACCAAGGCTTGACCTTGATTTCTCAAGATCATATCACAAACTTTCGCATAAACGAATGAAGAAAATGTGTAAAACACGGGAGCTGCTTTTGCAGATCTTTTCGTGTTACCACTACCGGAACCTTTCGGATCTATAGTGGATTTTGTAATTTTAATTTTAATTTGAGGTTTAATCCCCAAATTCATCATAATTTTACTCATCATATTTAAATCATTCCAGCTGACCCCGTTTTCAGGGGGGGATTAGATCATCTAGTATAGCATAAGTACTAAGCAAATCAAGCTTAGGTGCTAGCGCAAGATGGAGACTTGTTCTGGAAGGATGGTCAATACCATCACTTCCCCGATTTAAGTTTTAAAGGGTTTCAATACCCTTGCTAAGAAAACTATAAATAGCATAAAGCTATATAATAGAG